TTTAGCATTACTCATAGATCTTGCTAAAGCTTTTGTGTATCTAGAAGCAAGTCTGTCGTAGAGATTATCTTCGATAGCTTCTTCTGTGATAGCAAATGCTAAAGCCACTGTCTCGTGAGTGTATCTAGCTGTGAAAGTTTCTTGTGCTTCGTCAAAAGAGACTCCTGCACCTTCTGCTTTCACTTGTGCGTTTGCGAAACCAGATAACATTACTTCTTCTTCAAAAGCTCTGTCACTGTTTTCTGCGGTATAAATTTCAGCATGCTGATTTTCATACCTTTTATATTCCAGCCCAAATAGTGCATTTAGGCCCGGCTCTAGTTCTTTAACTAGCTGTGATCGTGATATTGCCATAGTCTATATACTCCTATTAATTGTGGCCGTTGAACGAATTCAAGTTCGATACAACAACTACAGATGCAAAAGCTGCAGTAGCATCCTCATTTTCAGGATCCTCTGCTGATCTTAACAATCTGAACTGTTTACCGTCCGCTGAAGTTGTTCCAATGTCTAATGTAGACGATGATTTACCAGTGGTATCGCTACCAGCTGATGTGTTCATGTCATACGTTTCTAACATTGTAGTTACTCCAGTCGCTGCGTCCGCTCCGACTACGTATTGCTGGAAAGGGTCGTCTACTACAAAGGCTATTGTGTCTTCACTGTTCGCCGGTGTGATAGTTGCTTTGTAGAAATTAGCAAAAGTCGGCTTCAAAGTAGAAGCGTCGTTATAGAAAATTCCGTTCAAAACACCTACGATATTTGCAGCAGAGCCGTTTCCGCCTACTACATAACCGCTTGAGATCTTGACAGTTTCACCATTGTAAATAGTTGTGCTGTGGCCAGCATCGATTTTGTATTTTCCTTGACCTTGGATAGATGGTCCACCACCTAATCTTCCAGCTGGGATAAGTCCAAAACCTTGTGTGTTTCTGTTTGCCATAGTTTTCTCCTATTCCAATAATGGTTAACGTTAATTCGATGATAGGGATTAACCCACGAAATAATATTATTTCTTTGTACCACCGAAGGTTACACGAGATTGTCTATCAATATTGATAGGCATCCTCTCATCTTGCTCCTTCATTAGATCGTTTTCTACGGCTTCGCTTCTATCTTTATGACGATTAGTCATATAGTTTTGTCTCTGCTTCGCGATCTCGACTGGTACCTTCGCAAGTAGAAGGCCTCCAACCCCAATCACTCCCTTGTATTTCCCGTCTTCGAGAACAGGATAATCGCTTGCGTTTTCAACTTCCTCGGCACGAACAAGTTCATAACCTTCTCTAATTCGTCCAGTTATGTTCTTCGTATCTTGAAAGCCTGTAACTTCGGCTCTTATCCATCTGTACCTGAATCCATCAGGTGCAGGGGGTGCATCTAGAGATGAAGGTGGAACCCACACTTTTGGTCTTTCAGATTTTGACCGTGTTTGGCTCTTTTATTTGTTTTGCGTACTCTTCGAGTGGCACACCTAATTTTTTAGCGATTGCTACCTGTGATGATGTGAGTTTCACAGTTTTGCGACCGGGTCTTACACTTCTTTTCGCTGAAGCCACCGTCTGAACGGGGTCGGTCGTTTGTTTACTATCTGTTTTAGCAAATTTATGCGGAAAGTCAACACGGATTCTTTTATCGATTTCTGCATAATATTCATCAGAATTAGAGTCGTAACCTTCTTTTTCGACTAAATCCTTATGAATTTCGAACGCTGTGTATGTCATGGCTCTATCTTTACCGAACCATGTGTTTTTAGATGCCCAAGCTTCAGCCATCGGATCGCTAGGTTCAGCCGGTGTTGTTGGCTGACTAGGAGCTTCTGAAGGTTTTGATATTTCTCCTCCAGTAGAAGCTGTTGTTCTAGCTTCTTTACTTTGCTCTAGTTTTGCATTTTCAAATGCAAGTGTAGCAATTCTTTTATTAGCTTCAACTTGTGCTTTAGCATCACCTGCTTCTATAGCTACAGCAAGTTCTTTTTGTGCTGCTTCTAAACCAGCTGTGATACTTGTTTCAAACTTTTTGATATACTGTTGATCAGTCTTATCAAACTTTTTTTCTAAAGCTTGTCTTTTTTCTTCAACTGATTTCGCGTATTCAGTAGCTGCATCTCTTTGCCTTTCAGCTTCACGCATTTTACGCGTAAGTTTTGCAATTCTAGACTGAACACCTTTACTGTATTCTTCAAGTTTTTCATCTTCTTTTTTTGGTTCTTCTTTGGTTTCTTCTTGTTTCGTTTCTACTGGTTCGTCTTTAGGGGCTTCTGCTTCTTGTTTAGGCGTTTCGGTTTCTACAACCGATTCGTCTTTTTGCTCTTCAATAGATATTTCAGCACCTTCACCAGATGTATCTATATCTACTGTTTTTTCTTCTTTTGGCATAGTTTCCTCCTATGATGTTAATATTCATGCAAGATATCCTCTGGATTCTTGATGGTTGCTAAAACTTCATCGTCGTTTAGCAGACGTATCTCTCCACCTTCTATCTTTATTCTTGAGCCAGCATAACGGGCAAACATTACCCATTCCCCTTCTTTGCACCAAGGACCATCAGGATATCTATCCTTGTCCTTGTAACAATCTGGACCCATTCTTAAAACTAAACCACATTGCGATGCAACTTGTTGTCTCTCTAAGGCTGACTCGGCGATTATTAAACCGCCTTTAGTTTTCTCTTTCATCTTGAAAGGTAAAACTAACAACCTCCAACCAGTTGGCTGTGGTAGTTTGTTTGAATCTTCTTTTGTTAGATCTTTTTCTTTTTTGAGACCTACCAGTTTTTTATTCGGTAGTTTTATTGATTTCGATGACTGTTCCATGTTGCTCCTTATCTTCTAGCAGGTTAGAGATTTCCTGTTTAGTTGCCTCTAGGGCTGTTATCTGTCCTATTATATAGTTGTATTTTTCCATACTGTCAATACCTCCTGACGTTACAGCAACAGATAATTCGTCTGTACGTCTAGATATGTATCTAAGTAGTTTGTTTATTACGGTTTCTAATTGCATCCTTACCTTTCTTTGCTATCTGCACAACTTTGTTTTTACCCATAACCTTAGCTCTTTGCTCCATGACTGTGAGTATTTGTATCTTTCGTGCAAATGGTTTGTTTACTTTTTTTACTTTTGCAACAGTTGCTCTTGCATCTGCAGGTGTTGCAAATTTTATTTTAACTGTATCTTTAGGATTCTCATCCGTGTACAGTCTTCTATCTGAGCCTTTTGGTTTTTTACCAGTGCCTACTTTAGGATCTCTTTTTCTTCGCATTTATAACTCCCTTTAAAGCTTTAGCTTGTGCAGCGTGTGTCTTTGAGGCTTTTTGTAAACCTTTCATGACTTTTTTAATTGTTCTTTTTTTCTTTAACATTTCCATCTCCTTCTAGCCTGACGTAGTCTAGAGTTTGGATCTTTTGCTGCTTTAGGGAATTTCTTCATTTGTCCTAGTGATCTTGCACAGAAAGATTTTCTGCGTTTGGCAGCTTTTGATCCTGGCTTCACTTTTCCAGTCACGGCTGTTTTTAGTTTAGAACCGGGATTTAATCTTCTATAGGCTTTGACACCGGCTTTAGTCATACCTGCTCCAGACTTTGTAGGTCTAAAGTTCTTTTTATTTCTTGCTGGCATTTTGCCTTTAGCTGAACCACCATCAGCCATAGCTTTTCTACCATCAGGAAAATTTCCAAAATATTGTTTTTGTTCACCAAATCTTAATCCGTAATCGTTTCTAGACATCAACTTTATCCCCGTAATATTTTTTGTAGCTTTTGTTAGATACTTTCACTCCGCCTAAACTTCCAGAAATATAACTACCCGTATAATTTTTTTGAGCTTGTTTCATCATACTATTCATTTTAGGATTTTTTTTATCGCTTGTTGGAGACATTTTATTTTTTTTCATTATCTAATACCCATTCTTTTACCCATGAATCCACCCATCATGGCTTTTTTTCTTGCAAATGTTTTTACGTTTGTAGGTTTTGGTCCAACGTTACCTGCTGATCTTTTTCGTCTGACAGCACTCGCCCTTTGCGAATCGGTCATCCGTGTGGCTTTGGCAAGTGGTACGCATTTTGGATACTTTCGTTTGGCGTCTTTCTTTTGTTTTGAACGGCCACATTTTGCAAACGATCCATCTTTTCGTTTGCTCCCAATATCCACCCAGTTTTGCTTGAACCATGTTTTTAGACCTTCTTTAGCCATTGTACTATGAATTTTTTCCGACGGCTTCTCTGTTCATTCCTTTGACACAAAGACCGCCACCTTTTAAACCTTGTCTTCTTAATTTTGCAGCTGCTTCTGCAACTCCGCCACCAGCTTTATATATTCTACCACCCATGGCTTTACTTGGTTTAGGTCCTCTGAAGTCTTTTCTTTTTACTCCAGATGGATCTTTAATTTTACCCGCACAGATTTTACTAGCGTAGGCGTTTGCATATGCTGAAGGATATACCTTAAATTTTCTTTTCGCTGCTGCTTTACCTCTTGGACATAGTTTAGTCATAATTAAGCCTTTGCTGTTTGTTTAGCCCGTTTAAAATTAGCTGCTGTAGGTGCACCCTTTGCACCTTTCTTACGCATCTTTTCACCACGTTTTCTTTTTGCGTGTATGTTTGCGTATAAACCTTTTCCCATTATACTTTTACCTTAGTTTTATTTTTTGGTTTAGGTATTACACCTCTTGCCATTAAAATATCTTTTTTAGTTATTTCACCATCACCTGAAATATCTGGGAATTTATTTTTCTTTTTCTTTTTCTTAGCCATAGCTATTTTAGATTTAACATCCATAGCTCCTACTCCAGTTCTACCTGAACCTTTGTTAAAACCTATTCTACCACCGGCTTTTTTACCTATTGGTTTTGGTTTAAAAGGTTGACCAGAACTATCTGTGGGTTTAGGTCTTATAACACCAGGCATTTTTTCTTGTTTCTGAGCCTTTAAAATCCTTATTTCTTTTGGATCTGTTTGAGTTGTATTACCTACACCTTCTACAAATTTTGTTCTTCTAAACATTATTTTTTACCTCCGTTTCTAAATACTTGTGTACCCTTTATACCAAAAATACTGGCAACTACAAGTATCCATAAATTAGTGAACCACGATGGCAGAGATTGAAAGTATTCAAAGAATAATTTAACCTTCTCCATAGCTGCTGGGTCATCTGACATTACTGCCCACATTAAAACTATAATGGGGGCCGAAATAATTATCAAAACAAACTCATCCTTATAGTCGTTTTGACGAGCTTCAAGGAGTTTACCTTGGTAAGCTTCCTCACCTCGGGCCATTTTTTCTGCGTGCATAAGCTGTGCATCAGACATAGCCATTTTTGTCTTTTGACGGTTGGCATATATCTTACTACCAGCTTGCAAAGCAATTTTTGCTAAACTGAACCAAGCCATTAGTAAGCCTTTGAGTTTCTTTTTTTCTCAGCTAGCATTCTGTTCTGTCCTCTAACTGGCATTTCAGGTTTTCCTGTGCCAATATAGTTGAAAGACTGATCAGCTGTTGTTTTAGATCTAGGATCTACCTCAACTTGCTGCTCTGGAACTGTGCCAACTTTAATTTTATCTAGTTTTTGCATTTTTACTCCTTGTTTTTTTCTTTTCTACCCCTTTTATCACACCTTTGTTCTTAGATGCGTAAAAAACTGTTTCGCCACGTTTTTTGCCGTATTGTTTTTTCATGGATTTCATGATTTTACGACCTTTTTCGTTTAGTGGCATTATTCTTCTACCTCTATTGCAGTTATACCTGGTTTATCAGCCTTTGCAAGGCTTACTCCAGCTCTTAATTTAGCTAATTTTTCGTTTTGATCCATTTTTTCTTCAGAAATGTCTTTTGCTTGCATTAATTTTGCTCTTGCAAGATCGTTTTTCTCTTGATCAGACTGTTTTTTACGTTCATTTTCCATAGCTTTCAAATCAACTTCTCTAGCTTTTAATTTTAACAGTGGATCAGAGTCAAATTGAGACGTAATTTTCTTTTCTTCTCTCATAAAGTCTTCAGTCATCTCTGCAATCAACACTGCTTTTCTAGATTCTATCTGTTGAGTTAACACTTGTAGCTGTTGAGCCACTTGTGGATTGACTGGAGCTTGTTGTTGCATCATTTGAATCTGCATTAACTGCTCTCTAAACTCTAATTGAATCTGTTCTTGAGCCATCAAACTAATATGTTCTAAAATATTTTTTTGTATTGCAGCCATAACAGCAGGATTGTTTCTTACCATGTTCGTAGACATAAAATTTAAATGTGATGTAATGTGTGCTCTGTGATCTTGACCAGGAAAAGCTTGAAACGGTTTTCCCGACAAAGCCATAATGTGTTCCATACTTGGATCCATCGGTTGAACAGGTGCTGGTGGTGGTAAAATACCATCAATATTTTTTACACCAATCGCTTCGTACATAGTTCTGTATGCTTGATACAAATTATGTATCTGTGGATTTGATGTAGCTAATTGTAATTGAGTTTGAGCTAGTGTAATTCTTTGCGACATAGAAAATATATTGGGATCTGCAACTGGTAAAATATCTACTC